TGACTATAAAACAATCATGGCGGTAGCCCGCCCAAAGGAGTAAAAATGGAACAGAAGCACCTAGACATGTTGAAATCAGCACTCCGCCACTTTGCAGTCACCGCTGTAGCGCTTTATGCCGCAGGAGTAACTGACATTAAGGCGCTTGCATTTGCAACAGCGGCGGCAGTTGTTGGCCCTGCAATCCGTGGCATTGACAAGAAAGACCCTGCATTTGGATTGGTTGCAGATGTAGTAACCGCAGAGATTGACAAGTTGGCAAAGGCAAGCAAGAAGAAAGCCGCACCTAAAAAGAAAACGAAGTAGTGAACTGGCCCGCTAACGCGGGCCTTTTTACTTTGCGGTACGCTTGTCGTAGGAGGTAAGGCAATGGGATTAGAAAAAGCGTTTGATGAAATTATTAAAAAGAGGGTGGCAGGCCGTTTATTAAGCAACCAATGCGCCTATAAATCACTGTATGACACACTCAGCGAAGCAGATCAAAAAACTTTAGATAACGCATGGGAAAAAAATTACCCTGTTAATTTGATTGTTCAGGCTTTGCGTTCTGAAGGGCATAAATGCAGTTCAGACACAATCAGGGTTCATAGAAATGGTACTTGCAGGTGTCAAAAAGAGTAGAGGAAATTCTTGATAATCGCCAAAATGAATACGGGAGCGCTCGCAGAAATTTCACAGCCATAGGCCGCATGTGGGGTGCGCTGTTAGACATTGAGGACATTGACCCTGCCATTGTTGCTTTGATGTTTGATGCGGCAAAGTCAGTGCGGATCACTGCAAACCTAGAACATGAAGATAGTTGGATAGACAAAGAAGGCTACACACACCACGGCAAGGAGATCGTGTTTACAAATGAGCCTTGAAAAAAGATTACAGGACATGCCTGAAGGCATTGAGTCGCAAGATGTAAAAGAACTCCGCCAGGTAATTTTGCGATTGCAGAAACAACTCAAGCAAAGCAAAGAGCGTAGTGAAGATTTAGTAGAGGCAACACACCGCGGTGCTTATGATGCAATGATCGCATTGGGTGCAGTGCCACCTGTTTCTGCGCCACAAAAAGATACGCGCAAAGTAAATCCTGAAGTGGCTTTAATCCACACAACGGATTGGCAAGGCGCAAAAGTTACAACCAGTTACAACAGTGAAATCATGCGTGATCGCGTTATGCAATTTTCTGAAAAGGTTGTGCATTTAACGGATTTGCAACGCCACCATCACCCTGTCAATGAATGTGTGGTGATGTTTGGTGGTGACATGGTTGAAGGTTTGTTTAATTATCCTGCTCAGTTATGGCAGATAGACGCTTCATTGTTTGGCCAGTTCACAACCGTTTCAAGGCTTTGCGTAGATTTTGTGCGCGAGATGTTAGCCAATTTTGAAAAAGTTACCGTGATTGCTGAATGGGGAAATCATGGGCGCATTGGTGGCAAGCGCGCAGAAGTTCCAAAATCTGACAATGTGGACAGAATGGTTTATGAAATGAGCCGTCAGATCCTTGCAGGAGAAAAGCGTTTAACCTGGGAAGATTGCCCTGAGGACATTCAAGAAGTTGAGATTGGCAATTACCGCGCCCTGCTTATGCACGGTGATGAATTAGGCCGCTCAGGATTTGCAAGCCCTGCGGCATGGATTGCAGGTGCGAACCGTTGGAAAGCGGGCGCACATGATTACGATTTCCATGACATTTTTCTAGGCCATTATCACCGACATGCACAAGAGCCAATTCAAAAGCACTACAACATTTATTGGACAGGATCAACGGAGTCAGATAACCGTTATGCGCGTGACTCAATGGCCGCTAGTGGCAAACCTTCACAGCGTTTGCATTTTGTAGATCCAATTAAAGGAAGAACAACAGCCCAGTATCAAGTGTGGTTGGACTAATCCTCATCATCATCTGAATACTCAGTGGTGATCAGGCGCATGTTAGAAACATCTACGCCGTGTTCTTCAGCCTTATCCATTGCGTCTTTGAATGTTGTTAAACAGCGATTTGTTAAATCACTCACCATGTCGGGGTAAGTTGCTTCACTTCCTAATTCCACGACAAGGCCGCCTAAGCGGATCGAAATTTGTGTATAAGCCATGAGTTCCCCCTGCCCTAAGTATGCCATTTCCGCCACGCCACGCCGATAAATTACGGGTTCTTGTATTTGTCGGTGGCATACGCTTCAATTCTCCTACACGGGCTGGTTAGCCCCAAACAGGAAGGCAAGGCAATGGCTACAAAATTGATAGACGCAGAGACAGGGCTAGAAATTACAGGCCAAATTAAGATGGTTTTTGTTTGCGACATGTGCAACAACACAGCCGATTTTTACCACGGCATGACTACTTACACAAAAACTGTTGGCACAACAATTACAAAAGAAAGTTACTGTTCTGAAATTTGCGCAAGAAAGGCGGTTGGATAATGGCTGGCAATTACGACCCAAATGCTTATGAGACAGTGGCGGAAAGATTACAACGCGCTCACGGTGAGCATAAAGACTTACGCATAATCAATCGCATCATTGACATTGTGCGAGACACAGAAAATCGCCCATTGCAGTACATAGTGGAGTCATCTGTTTACTACGGTGAGATTTTAATTGCTGTTGATGTTGCAGAAGAACTTGTTGGCTCATCATTTATCAACAAATCAAACGCTTTAGAAAACGCATCAACAAGCGCAACAGGCAGAAGTTTAAGCCTGGCTGGTTACATGGGTACAGATCCAAACACAAAGAAGCCAGTACGCCCTACACAGCAAGACATGGAAAAATCTAAGCGCGTAGAAGGTGCAACAAAAACTGCACCACAAGCAAAAGCACCTGCGGCAAAGCGTGAATACACAGAAGAAGAAAAAGCAAGCGCATTTGCAGTTTTTAGTTTGATTGAAACTAAAACAACAGAGGAAGAACTTAGAAGCGCATGGCAATTAAATCTTGACCTGCTTGATGTTGTAATTGAAGGCGCAACTTTGCGTGATCATCTTTTGACACGCAGGGCGGCTCTCAATGGATAACATGGAATTGCCTTTCAAGCCGTATGCAGGAACATCAGGTTGGCGCGGATCAGAGGCAAGCCATGACCGCGCAATTGAAGATGATCAAAGCGGTGTAACCAGTCACCGACAAAAGCAAACTTTGATTAGTTTGGGTGCGGCAGGAATACGCGGCCTTACCTGGAAAGAGTTAGGCGAATTGCATGAATGGCATGCAGGGCAATCATCAGGTTGCCTTTCAGTGCTACATCTTGAAGGCATGGTTGCCCGATTAACTGAGCGCCGTAATCGTTGTTCAGTTTATGTTCTTCCCGCATTTGTAAACGGAAGAAAAATTACAGAGAGAAAAACAAACACATGTAAGCATTGTGGAGGTGCGCTATGAGTAAAAAAGAAAATAAGTTTGAACCATCAAACGGATTAAAGGTTTCAGTTCATTTCAACATTGTTGCAATCCGCGCAATGGCTCAAGAGTTGGACATGTTTCCTGAAGATCTTGCTGAAAAATTAGATAGCGCAGGATTTATGCTTGTTCCTGATCCTTTTAACATGTCATCAGATGCGGGCAAGGTCATTGTGTTGCAGAACAAGCGCGAGAATTCAAACATCAGCCTGGTAAAAGAGGAAACAGTTGATGAGTGAAATTATTACGCCTGCAATGGTTGAGCAAAAATTACGCGGACTTTCTAAAGAAGTTGATGAAGCGCACAAAAATCTTGTAGAAGTTGAAACGATTTACCACAGCATCAAGGCAGAGTATGAAATTGCTATGGCTAAATCCCGTATGACTTTTGCAACCCAATCATCTCCAACTGGCAAGAACTACACAGTGGGAGAGCGTGAGGACATGGCCTTAATTCAAAATGAAGAATTGCACAAAGATTTGTCTATTGTTCAAGCCAAAGTTTTAGCCACACGCGCTAACACCAACAGGCTCAAGATGCAGGTGGACATTGCCCGCTCAGTAGGTACATCAGTGCGCACCAGTATGGATCTCACATGATCACATTTATGATTGCGTTGCTTATCGGTGTAATCATTGGGTATTGGGCTTATCCGTTGTACATGATGATCAAGTTGTACAGAATTAGAAAACGGATTGTGCAGATTGAAAAAGATTTTATGGAACTGAAAGATGATTTATACGGCAAACAATGGAATGAGGATAATTTATGAAAAAGGCAATTTTAATTTTTCTTTTGTTGGTAAACATTACACCTGCTCATGCTGAAGAAGTTGCGGGCTGGGTTAAAGTGGACTCAAGCGGCAATCAAATAGGCCAGGTTATTGTTTGTACGCCATCAGTTTGTGGCGATAGCAACAGCGCGTATTCAAAGATGACTTTGCAACCAGGTGAGCAGTATGTAATTCAAAGCAAAGCAGATAGCAAGGGGAATGTTGCGGGTATCAATCCGACACCTGACACGCAGTTAAAAGTTGATGTGGCCACTAATCAATTTACAATTGTCAGAACTCAGGAAATTACGCCAGTTGTAAAAAAAGAAACGGTTGCAGTTGCACCAGTAGAACAAACACAGCCAACACAGCCAACACAGCCAACACAGCCGACAGAGCCAACAGAGCCAACGGTAACTTATGAACCCGTTACAACCATGAAAGTTAAAACAACAACCGTTGAAACATTTAATCCCATCACAGAACAGCCTGTAACAGTAGTTGAGAAGAAAGTTGTTATTGAACCTGTAATTGATGAACCCGTTGATAATTGGTGGGATCAATGGTTCATTGATTTAGCGGCACTAGAAGAATGGTTTAAGAATTTCTTTATGTGGTGGGTATTGCCATGATTGATCTACAAAACATGGTTGTAAAAACCCTGGTTGCTAATGACAATGCCAGGGCTAGATCACAACAAACAGCCATTGGGCCATCTGCAATTGGTGGGTGTCAGCGCAGACTTTGGCATGACATAGCGCAGACACAGCCAACAAATGTTGGTGACAAGTTAGGCGCAATACTGGGAACTTACATTCACACGGGCATTGAAGAAGCGATCAGGCGAGAAGATCCGTTTGGCGTTCAGTATGAATTAGAAATTGCTGTTGAGGCCAATGGTGTACCTGGACATGTGGATTGCTACGACAAAATTAACCACACCGTAATTGATTGGAAAACAATCAAAAAAGGCAGTGGCCGTTATTTTGGAGCAAACAATAGGCAACAAGTATGGCAAATACATTTGTACGGTTATTTACTGATCCAAAATGGTTACACAGTAAAAGATGTGGCCCTAGTTGGTATTCCGCGTGATGGAAAAATGTCAGACATTTTGGTGTACATGCAACCTTATGATGAAAAAATTGCATTAGAAGCGTTTGCGCATTTAGAAAAGACAAGGGAAATGGTTGCGTTGCAACTTAAACCTTCTCCTGAAAAACCTTTGGCTTTTTGCGCAGACTTCTGCCCCTACTACGATCCGACAGGAGAAGAAGGTTGCCCAAGTACTCAGAAGTAAATTGGGAAGATGCAGAATGTAGGCGGCTGGAAGTTCACACAGATCTTTTTTACGACATAGAAGAACAAAGATCCGTTGATGCTTATGATCACATCAATGCAGTGCGATCTATTTGCGTTTCTTGCCCTATTTGGAAAGATTGTTTAGCCTACGCGTTCCAAAATGAAAATTATGGAATGTGGGGCGGCATGACTAGCCAGGAGCGGGCAAGCATTGATGAACCTTTGAAGTATCCAAATCAACGCATCAGAGGACTTTTAGCATTAAAACAAATGGGCGTTTCATTAGACATGATCAAAGAATGTAAGGGGGCAAAGTGACTTCATTACCGTACATGCAGTTGTATGTTTCTGATTACCTGGCAGACACAGCACACCTGACAGCGCAACAACATGGCGCGTACATGCTTTTGTTAATGAATTACTGGCAACGCGGCAAAGCGTTGGATAACAGTAATGAGCGCTTGTCACATGTGGCCCGTCTTAGCCCTGAAGAATGGGCAGAGGCAAAGCCAACGCTAGAAGAATTCTTTATTGTTGAGGGTAATTTATGGACTCACGCCAGGGTAGAAGATGACCTTGAAAAGATCCGTGAGAAGTCTGCAAAAGCATCATTCGCAGGGCGTAGATCAGTTGTTGCGCGTGGAATGAACGAGCGTTCAACAAACGCTGAACAATCGTTGAACCATAAAGAGGAAGATAAAGAGGAAGATAAAGACATAAACAAAAAAG